CGTCACCTTCTTCGTTTTTTTCTATATACTTAGTAACTCCACTAACTATTTTTCTTGTCATCTGGTACATGCCCTTGCGGCATAGACTTAAAGTACGTTGTTTTTACATCATTCAAAGCGTCTTTTATCTCTGTTTTCTTGACGATGATATTATACAACTCTTCTATATGCTCCGCGTGATCGTGTTCTTTACTCGTAATGTACGCGGGGTTGCTCGTCAACAGAATTTCTTTTGCTTCCAACTCTGATAAGTCACCTTGTAATTTATTTGCCACCGCGACGTATAATGCTTGTCTTATATTCTTTTCACTCTGCTCTGACATCTAAATCCTCTCCATTCTTTTTTATTTCTTTAAATTTCTGTTTATATTCTTTGTCAATTAAATATCGAATAAATGCTTCCATCGACATATACATTGACTCTGCCATAGGTTTAGCTTTCTGATAGGCTTCTATCTTAACCGCTATGGACTTATATTTTGTAACATCTGTCATTAAATCTCCTAATGAGCCACTTGGCTCTAAGTTAGGATATAATAAAATTTTGTGGGATTGTCAAGTATTGTTCTTAGGTACGTGAGGTATCATCATGGTCTCAATACAGTGCATATCATAATAAAAATGTGTGTGTCCTTGCTTGATCGCGAAATTTTCGACCCATGGTCCGCGTTCCTGTTTACGTTGTAAACACATATTTTCATCGTAGTAAAGTTCTGCCATATGTCTTATGCTGGGTAAATCTGGCGATGTAAAAAATATCACTAATAACCAAACTTTAATCACTTCTTTTTAATCTCGCCCCATGATGGGCCTATCTCAGCGTCTACTTTCAAAGGCACTTTTAAATCTACTGTCG